TGCTGGATGTGCGGTCTTCCTGTGCCAGTCCTGTCGCAACGATGCGGCCAGTTGGGTCGGTGATAACTGCGTTAAGCACTACGAAGTCGGGTGTCAGTTGCACCACTTCGGTTGTCAGGCAATGGTCGGCGAAGTTTTCGCGGAAGTACTTAATCCGCTCAACGACTTCAACGTAAGGCTTGCCCTTGATGTTGATTGTTTTTAGGTTTGTCATTGATTTAAGGGTTTAGTTTGTGTTTGGTTGGCAGCGTAGTTTAACGCGGCGCGAATGGTGCCAAATCGCGCTCGGCATAGGTTGAGGGTGTCAGCCTCGCAGTAAACGGAAGTAAGTTGCATAAGGGGTTTAACGGTTTTGGTTTTGGTTTTGGTTGTGTTTTTCATCGTGTTTGTTTAGACGTGCAAATATATAAATAAATATGAATGTTTGCGCGTAGGCGGTGAAGTACCACCATCCAGCATCGGTGTGGATGGCGCAGATAAAGCAGGTGGCGATAAAGAATACGAAGTAGGTCAAGGCTTTCATATGGCGAATAGGGAATAAAAATCGTCAGTGTGGATTCCAAAATTTATGCAGATGCTGGTGACCGCATAGTACGGTGTTTCGTGAACGTACTCGCTCCGCGTGAGCCACCACGTCAGGCGTTCTTTTTGTTCGGCATCCATCGCGTCCATCTTGGCGCGTGCGGCTGGTGTTAGTTTGTTGATTAGGGTTGTCATTGGGTTAGAATTTAATGATTGGCATTACAATAACTTGCAGTTCACCTTTGTCTTCGGTGTCGCTGTAATTCATAACGCAGGCGCGTTTATCTGTGCGGAAGTTCATAGTTATACTACCGACTGCGAAAATCTGCATTGCATCTGATAGCCTCTTGGCATCAATGTGGAATTGGCCGTTGTTCAGTTCGGTTGCCTGCGTTGGAATGATGCAGGCATAGTCAGGGTATCTTTGAATGTAGTTGTAGGCTTCTGCATTCATATACAACAGCGTATCATACACGTCACCATTTTTGTCGTGAAGCAATACTACCTGCGATTCTTTCTTAAAGGTTACATATTGAAGTTTGCTTTGGCACAGCTTTTTGAACTGAACATTGTGGATGTAAAATTCAGCGGGTAGGTCAGTCGTTTCGATATAGAAGTCAACAGGCGTCCACGCTAATACGTGCGCATCAGTGGCGGCCATATACAGACCTGCCCTGCCTTGGTTGCCTGCTGGCAGTGTTTTGAACTGAATGTAGTTTAAATTTTCGCGAATCTTGTCGTTTGAAGCAGCAAGGTGCAATTTGGGAAATGGTGTGATTTGAATCATTGTTTTTGGGGTTTAGTTCGTTAGGTGTTTGGCTTGAAGAATTCTGCCATAAAGCGCCCAGTCGAAGCGCAGTGGCTGTTTGATTTCCGCATTTGTCGGCGTTGGTGTCGTGCGCAGTTGCTTGCGGATGTGAGCAAACCACGCGTCAAGGGTGAAGGTGTGTTTCATTGGTTGTTGAGTTTAGGCATTGGCAGTGGTGTGGATGAACGCTGGAAGCGGATGAACCTGAACCAGTCGCGGTGTTGCTTGCGCCACACTGCTTCGGCAATCTGCTTTGTTCGGGTTGAATTGCTGTTGGCTTCAAAGATGTAGTTGACGTGAAGCGCGTACATTCCGCTGGGTTGTTTGTGGATGTAGGCATCCAGTACCTTGCCATTGTCAAGCGTGATGGGTGTGTGAGCGATGATGTCGTGTTGCATTTGGTTTGGGTTAAAGGGTTGAAGATTCGAGTGCGCGGAGGGATTCGTTCACCACGTGGATTGCATCGTGATTGACCTTGGTGCTGAATTGATAGCCGTTGATGACTACAAGTGCCGCGCCGTTGTCACCCATTGTCAAGGCGTGTTCGTATTGGCGGCGGGTCGGCACGTAGTAACCACCTGCGGTTGCGTAGTTGAATTTTGACTTGGCGCGTTGTGCTTCCATCTTTGCAATCTTGCGTTGGAATGCGGCATTCTCTCTTGCTTCGCGTGCGATGCGCTTGGCTTCGCGTTCAGCAGGTGTAAGGTTGGATGTGTAGGAGCGGTAGTACATTGGTTTGGGTTTAGAGGGTTAAAGATGCGCGTTGTCAAGTCGCGCCCCTTGTTGGTTGGTTTAGCCGATTCGGTACATCAAAGTGAACTCGGTGTCAAGAATCTTGGTTGCTTTGCCCGCCTTGATGGCTTCGTAGATTACCGTGTGGATTTCGCTGTTCTTGGTGAACTTGCCGAACAGCATTCCGAAGTTCTGACCGCGACTTACGATTGCTAAATCTTTTTGGAGGGTGGCTTGGTGATTCATTGTTTTTGGGTTTAAAGGGTTAGTGTGTTTTTTTCCGTTTTGGTATATGCAAATATCCATACATATATATATATGTTCCAAATCTTTTTTTATTTTTTTTTCTGCGTTTCCAGCGTTTAAACGCACATTCCAAAAAAAAGTTTAGAAAAAGCCTTCCCGCCAAGCCTTGATTACAGGCGCATCAAGCGGAAAGCCGCAATCGAAAGCACCAATCCGAGTGCTATTCCGAACCACACAAATGCCATCCGATTCTTGCGCTTTGCAGGCCCGACTTTCACCACGCGCTCAATCGTTACCGTGTCGCGCTCAGAGATGCGTTGTATGACCGTATCTCTGCGCAGTTGTATGCGAATACCACCCCGATAATTTGATGCGCTTAAAACGCTTGTTTTCGTGCTGTCCGTTAATCTGAACTTCCGTAGGATGCCCATAGAATCGCAGGGGTTGTCGATAAACAGCTCCGTGAACCTCGGCACCTCAATCATAACGCTGTCCTTCTGCACAACCGTGTTGGTGCGGACCTCCACTGCCTTTCGACAGCACCCAGCCAATAGCAGGCTAAATATGAGCGTACTCAGCTTTGGCATCGAAGGAAGGGCAGGCTTTGTTTACGCGTGGGAAGTCGCGGTGGCCTTGAATCTGGGCGTTGGGGTACTTTGCTCTCCACGCGTGCAGAACTTGACTGAGCGCGTCTTTTTGGCCTTGCGTGCGATTGTCAAGCGGATTGCCGCGCGAATCAATGCCCCCAATATAGGATACGTGAAGTGAAGCAGAATTATAACCAGCCACCCCGTTGCAAATCTCATTATCTGCTGAAAGTGTGACAACTTCCCCATTTGCTTTTACGATTTTGTGATAGCCACTGGCCAACCAGCCAAGGCGTTCACGCCAGTAGCGCTGAATGCTTTCAACGGTGGTCGTTTGTGGGGTCGCTGTGCAATGCACCACAAGGTATTTAATTTGTCGCATATCGTGAATTTACGTTGTATGCAGTTTAACCACCCACTCCACCCTGTCGCGCTCCTTGCCGTTCTCCTGCATTGTGCGCAGTCGTTCTTGTTGCAAATTCAGCCAATAGCCACCAAGCGGTTTCGGTGGTCTTCCCTTCTCAACGTGGAAGCCACCTTCACCAGAACTGTACTCTTCCTTGTACGTAGATGTGCGCACCTGATGTACACGCCTCTGCTGGATGATGTCCCGCGTGCGGTTGAAGAACTGCACCATATTCACGTGGTGATATAATTCGTGAACGTGACCTTGCCACGTCATATCATACCCTTCCACAAACGACATAATGCGTTGGTCTTGAATAACGCCCTTGGTGACTGCGCCGCCTCCACCTGAACCGTGGTAGTAGTGGATGACGAAGGCGCGATGCAGACCGCTACGAATCTCCCCCAGCACCTTCAACGTACCACCATAGCCACCGATGTGCAGGTTGCTTTGGTTCTTGTAGTTGAATATCGACTGGAACATATGCAATGGGTCAAACTCCATATGCTTGATTATCTGCGTTTCGTGATTGCCGTAGCCTATCAATAGCAGGTTGTCTTTGTAAGGACTAAACCACTCGACCGCATCCTCGACCACCGCTTGCAGGTAGTTGCCTTTGTTGTGTTCGGGCCTGATGTCATCCTTGGATTTACGCGGGTCGCCCTTTCCCTGCATCAAGCAGAAGAAGTCACCGTTTACGATGATACCTGCGCCTTTTGCCTTTGCCGCGTCTAAGTGACGTTTAAGCAAGTCGCGGTCGCATTTGGGATTATCCCAATGAAGGTCGCTGATGAGCAGTAAGTTCAGTTCGTCACCCGTGTAGTTGAGGGTGTGGATGTTAGCCGCGTTGCGCGTTATTATCACTGGATAGGGTTTTGAGAATCTTTGCCTCCAACACCTCGGCAATCTTCACTCCACTGAATCCGACAAGGAACGCCAAGCCGTACTGGATGTTTGGTGCGTTGATGTTCAGAAAGCCAATCAGCACAGGCGCGAGGTAGGTGGCGCAAAGGCTACCGCTGAACACGCTGACTAATTGCATCTTCCAATTCCGTTGTTTAGGCAATAGAAGAAGCGAGCCAAGGAAGCCTGCAATGGTTAGGCCAATGTTGATGCCGATTGAGTTAAGAAAATCTTTCATTGTATTCTTTGGTGTATTGTTCGTCCCATCCAAGAAAAGTGTGTATCCCCACGGGTGGCGGCCACGTTTCAAACTGCTCCCAATCTGCATTGGGTTGGTCATCCCACAGCAGGTCAACGCAGTAGGTGTTGTCGATGTCGCCCAACTCCACGCAGGTGGCATCGGGTTGCGATAGTTGATAGAAAGCCTCGAATTCGGCTTGGGTTGGGAAAGCGTATTTGCGGAAGGTAGCCATTAAGTTAATCTTGTGAGCGACTGAAGCTGTTCATTCGATAGCCTTGTGGTGTAAATTGCGGCGGCGCGGAGGCGTGAATTGATTAG